CCCACGGGCAGCGCTGGCAGGTGTCGGCAAAGTCGGCGGTGAGCTTGGCGGCGGCCTCGGCGGTCAGGCCGGGAAAGCCGTCAAAGGATTTGTGCTTGCGGTAATAGGCGTTCAGAGCCTTGCTTTCGTCGAGCTTGCTTTGGAGCTTCTGAAGCTGGTCGGCGAGCATTTCGTGGGCGTGGGGGTCGGCAAGGTCTACCGCGCCGGTGCCGACGGCCTCGATCTTGTTCAAGATGGCCTTGATCTCGTTGTACTCGTTCCAGAGGGTGCCCTCACGGGACATCTGCTTTTCGTGCTTTTTCATGTTGTAATTGCCCGCGCCGGAAATGAACTGGCTGGGGTAGCTGGCCTGATTGCGGTTGTAGTCGTTCATCCACTGGGCAAGGCGGCGGGCGTAGCGGTCAAGCAGCGCGTCGAGCTTGTCGTGGTAGTAGGGGCTGACCTTGGCTTTCCGCGCCTCCACCAGCGCGGCGGCGTTGTCCACGGCGCGGCGGTATTCCGCCGTTGCGTTGCCGGGCTTGTAGTCGCTCATGTGGACGCAGTAGTGAGCGCTGCGGGCCGTGTCCTCGTTGATCTCGTAATAGCGGGCGGCGGACTTTGCTTCGGCCTGCGGCGTGGAGATCATGCTTGCCTGTTCGTACATGGTGTGTACCTCCGTTTTGTGTTTTTGGGTTTCGCTTATGGGGTGCCGTCGCTTTGTCCGGTGCGGCGGCTCCAAGGTATCCGGTTTTGTGGTCAGTCGAGACAGGTTTCATAGCGGATGCGGTATTGCTCTTTCAGCTTGTCATAGGCGCGGGTGGTGACGGTGTAGGTGTTGCGCTCCTCGTCGTAGCTGATGCCGCGCCCGTGGAGCTGGGGCAGGTCGTCGCGGAGCGGGCGGAGAAAGTAATGCTTGCCGTAGTAGGAAAGATCGGCGGCAAAGTCACAGCCCGTGGGGGCCTGCTGCATTTCGTAGCAGTAGACATATTCGCCGGGCTTGTCGGCCTGCACGGCGGGGGCCTTTTCTGCCTCTAATGCGGCGTAGTCCGGGGCGTAGCCGAACAGCTCGCCGGTTTTGGGGTCGTAGCGGGCGGCGGAGAAGTCCGGGACGAAAAGCGTTGTTTGCGGGTCGATCTGGCGGGCGTAGCCGCCGGGGACGGGGGCAAAGGTGCCGTTGATCTTGCGTTCGATGGATGCCATGTTGTTACCTCCTGATTTGTGATTTGCGGGGTCAATGGGTGGGACACTGGAACAGGACGCAAAGATCAGCCTTGCGGGCGATCTCGTTGATGCGCTGGGCGGTTGTGTTGCCAAGGGAAAACACGGCGATATAGTTCACGTGGCAGTCGTCCGGGGTGAAGATCGGCTTGCACTCTACGCCAAGGGCGCGAAGATGGGTTGTGACGTTGGCAGCCTCCATGACCTCGTGCGCTGCGTCGGCGTAGCACTCGCGGTAAAGGTCAGCGCCGTATTTGTCACGGATGGCGGCGAGCTGGCCCACGTCGAAAAGCTCGGTGAACGGCTCGTATTTGTGCGGGGTAGAAAGATGCGCGTTGATGATCTCGTTTCTGCAAGGCCAGTATCCGGCGGTTTTCATTTTGTGTTCCTCCTGTTTTGCGATTTGGTTTTGTGCGTGGGGTCGGGTCGCTTTGTTCGGTGCGGCCCGTCCAAGGTGTCCGGCGGCGGGGGTCATTCGGCGGCGGGTTTTGTGTTGGGGCGGGGTGGGATGTAGCGGTATTCATCCTCGGCGTTGTAGTCGTACCATGCGCGGCGCTGCTCACCGTCCATGGGTTCCGGCTTGCTGGTCTCGATGTACTCCGACGGGCCGAAGATGCTTGCTTCCCGGTCGATAGCTTCGTGCTGGGCGATGATCTTTGCAGGCTTGCCGGGTTCCGTACTGGGTACTTCGATGCGGTGCAGGTAAAGAAGATGGTCGAAATACCAGTCGGAAGCAAGGTAGCGTTCTTCTGCGTCAGTCCATTCGATGGCGTTGATGTAGTCGGCAAGGCCGCCAGCGGCGGAAATGCGGATGGGGGCTTTGTCGTCGTCGTTGATGTCGCCCAAGATCATATCAACGACGGGGACGGCTTCGGGGCTGTTGCGGCGGTAGCTGAAGCTGGAAATGCTGCCGGTGTACTTGTATAGCTTTCTGATCATGTTTTGTTCCTCCTGCGTTTTGGTTTTGGTGTTACCCATGAGCGCCCGCCCCGGCGGGGGCGGCTGGACTTGCACCAGCGGCGGCGGGTGCCGTCGGCCTTGCGGGTTTTGGGTCAGGCGACGCGGAAATAATAGGCGTTCTTCTTGCCGCTCCACTTGCCCCCGGCGGCTTCGATCTCTTTTTCGTGGGGCTTTGTGTCTCCGGCCAGCCAGACAACCGGCGCGGCGGTGGTCGCGCCCTTGATGGTGGCGGTCAGGCCGTCCACCTCTGCCCAGCGGGCCGCGATGATCTCGGCGGCGGTCTTGGGTTCGACGGCCTCGGCGGCGGGCTGCTCCATCTTGGTTTCGTGCAGCTCGGCCAGCTTGTTTTTCAGCTCGTCGATCTCGTTGGCGGCGCGGTACAGATCGCCGCGCAGGGTGGCGGCTTCTTCCTGAGACTGGGCCAGATCGGCGCGGAGCTTGTCGGCCTCGCCGGTTTTGGCGTTGTCCTCGGCGGCCTCGGTGAAAAAGGCCCGGACGGCGCGAACGGTTTCGGGTTCGGCCTTAATGGGCATGACCACGGCGAACGGTTCATTGTCGCAATAGGCGACGGCGGCGGAGATCGCGGACGTGGTGCGGAGCTGGGCGGCGGGGTGCAGCGCGGCGATGAATTTTGTGTCGTAGATCGCGGCAAAATCGGCGGCGGCGTTGTAGTAGCAGACGGCGGCGGCCTTGGGGGTCTGCACGGTCAGCGGGGAGCGCTGGAGGGGCTGCGCGTCGGCGTTGGCTTTCAGCGTGTCGGCGTACAGCCTGACGAGATCGAGCTTGTGTGCGTCGTCCTCGCGCTTGCCGTCCTTGTCAATCGTCCAGTTGCCCGGCTCGCAGCAGGTGAAGCCCTGCACGGTGGCGGCGTACTCCGGCGGGTTCATGGTGCAGAGAAGAAAGCCGTTGCATACGTAGATCGTGCCGTCCTCGGTGACTTGGCAGACGAGGCGCGGCGAGCCTTTCAGGGCCTTGGCGGTGGCGGCGGTGTAGCGTCCTGTGAATTTCATCTTGTGTTCCTCCTGATCTTGTTTTTGGGTTTTGCTTCTGGGGCTGGGTTGCTTTGTGCGGTGCAGCCCTGCTAAAGTATCCGCTTGCGCTGGGTCAACGCTTGGACTTCTCCACCTGTAAGGCGTGGAACAAATGGGCCTTTGCCATGTAGAAATGCGGGTCGGTCTCCGGCGCGTCTTTCCCGGCGGCCTCGGCGGCCTCGCGGACGGCCTTGCCGGGCTTGTCGGTGTACTTCCAGAGCTGGCAGGTGATGGCGGACTTTGCACCCTTTTTCACGCTGTAGCCCATGCGCTTCCACTCGGCGAACGTGTGGAACTGATCGGCGGCGAGCATGGCGGTGAAGATGTCCTCGGCGGTGGCGGCGCTGCCCTCGTCAACGGTGATCGTGACGTTGGAGCGGCGGGCGGCGATCTGCTCGGCGGTGTAGGTGGCTTGCACCAGCTCGGCGAGCTGGGCGGGGGTGAAGCTGGCGCGGACGTTCTCAAAAATGATCTCGTTGTTAGTCATGGCGTTTTTCCTTTCCGGCCTTGGCGGCCTGTACACGGTGTCGTGTTGTTTGCTGTGGCTCGAATGTAACACGGCACCGTGTATTTTGTCAAGCGTTTTTTTGAAATTTTTTTCGGGGCCGGGGTGTTCCCCCGTAGGGGGAAATTTTTTCGGCCTGCCCTGCTGGGCTTGCGTTCTGCGGGCGGGTGTGCTATGCTTTAGCCGTGGCCGGGCGGCGGCGAACTCGCTGCCCGTGCCGGGTGTGTAGCGTCGGGCCGTGCCTTGCTGGGGTGGCCCGGCGCTTTACTTGTTCAGCCGCTCGCGGAGCTTTTCGCGGAACTCCTCGATGGTCTTGCACTCGTCAGCGAGTATCAAGAGCCGGAGCCGTTCGGCCTCCTGCGCTTGCTGTACAAGCAATTCGCCTGTGTTCGGCGTGGTCATGTTCACCTCCCCTTTCTGGTCGCCGTGGTCGGCGGTTCGCTGAGCGGCGGTCGCTGTGGCTGTCCGCTTGCCCCGCATGATAGCGGCGGATTTTTGCGCCGTCAATAGGGCTGTTTTCGTTCCCCAGTCCCCCCTTTAGGGGGGACGTGGGGAAGTTTTTTTGCACAAAATTCCGTGGCGTTTTCTGTGCAAATTGCTGTGGTTGGGGGACTATAGGGGGCATATTAGCTTAGCTTATCCGGGGACGATACCGGGCGCGGTAAATACCCTCGGCGGCGGCTCCGGCCTGCCCGGCGGCAGATCGGCAGACCGGCGGCAGGCGGTCGCGGCGGCAGATCGGCAGACCGGCGGCAGGCGGTCAGGTCGGGCGGCTCCGATGGGGGCGGCGTGTCGGCACGGCGGGCAGACGGTCGGCAGGTCGGCGGCCAGCTCCGGCAGTCAGCAGGACGGCCAGCCATCCGCCAGCGCCGCCAGCTGGGCAGGCGCGGGAGATACTAAACGCGCAGGCCCGCGCAGAGATACCATGCCGCGCAGGCCCGCAGGCGCAGCGCCAGCCATCCACCGCCAGAGCGGCCAGCTATCCGCAAGCCCCACAGGCCAGCAGGCCGCAGGAGATACCAAACGCCCGCGCCCGCGAAGATACCACGACGCGCAGGCCCGCGCGAAATTCTAAACGCGCCCGCGCGAGGTACTGGCGGCGCGGCGGTCGTCCTTTGCGGGTTCGGAAGCCCAAAATTTTTGTAGGTAAGGGGCTAAAAAATCGCTTCCGGGGAGCCGGGGCGGGAAAAGTTGGCGGGGTCAAAAATGCGACAGAGGAAGAAAACAGGGTGATTTTGAGCAAAAAAAGAAGCCGCCTTTGCGGCGGCTGACGCTGGCGGCGGGTATCATTTTCGTGGCATCACGAAAATGGACAGAGGGAGAGTGGGACGGCGATGCCGCGACGGGAAAAGAAAAGCGGAACCGCCTACAGTCTGTTGGCAGCTCCGCTATTATTCTTTCTGTTCCAAATCGCCGGTGAGCCATACGAGGGAAACACCGAGGACACGGGCGAAGATGGCAAGTTCATAATCGGTCACGAAGCGGTCGCCGGTCTCAATACGGCTGATCGCCTCTCGCCCCAGACCGACACCATAGACCTGCATCTTGGCGGCAAGGGTATCTTGGGATAGGCGCTGGGCCGTCCGCGCCTGATGTATTCGGTCGCCGGAGATATTGGCCCGCCCGGAGTAATCATATATTTTCATAAGCCGTCCCTCCATTCTGC